CGATACTCCTGCATAATAACGTCCATCAACGTAGGCATCAGAGGAACCCTCTCATTTTAGGAATTGGCCTGAACTGACCACCCTTGAACTGGAATGGTGCAGGTTCTGCCTCTTGTTGCTGTTTCGGCTGACCTAGCTGCATGAGTGACAGGAACCCCTGCAATCCTTTGGATAGGTCTTGTAATTCTTTTGTACTGGCCTGCTGTTTGATTGCCTCTTGCGCCGTGATCGGCTTCGGAGCTTCAATCCAATCCGGCATTACAGCATTACCAAAACGCTGTGCATACGTACCCAAGTCCTGAGAATATATCGGACCAGCGGGGGCTGCTACAGTAGTTTTGTCAGGCTGGCTAAAGACGGCTTGCCTTTGCTCTGGCGTCCCGAGAAGGCCAAGAGAACGGGCATATTCTTGACCACCAGCAGAAACAGCCTGCGGGCCGCCACGGTCACGAACCGCATACCACGGGCTTGTCCCTGACGACTTTATACGCTCAAGCGAGAAGTCTACTTGCTGCTGCCAGTTCTCACGAGAAGGGGCCGCGCCATACTTCTGTTGAAACTCGTAGGCCATGCCGCCGGGGGCAATCTTGCTCGGGTCTGGAGAGCCTGAGAAAAGCTGGAAGGGGCCGAAAGAATACCCGCGAGCATCACGATTGCCAAAGGTGGGAGAGCCAATCGTATTGGGGTTAAGTCCCTCATATCGAGCAATACCAAGCGCAAGGTTCGGGTCAACGCCAATCTCTTGAGCACGGCTGTAGATGTATGAAGCGATGTCGTTAATCTCAGCCATTACAGTCTCCACTGATCGTCAATCGCATCTTTGATGATGCCAAGACGACGAAGAACTTCCTGCTTCTTGTCTTCAGGAAGGTTCGAAATGCGCTTCTTGTTGTCGGACAGATAGGCCGTGCAGTTCCAGCAGTCACGACCTGTCTTCTCACCAGCGATGTAGCCAGGAGCCAGTTCAGCGCCGACGACCTTCAGGTAGTCATAGACATCAGCCTCGGTCCAATCTTGGATCGGCATCTCGAAGGTAATTCCGTCTCGCGTATCACCGTCACGGGATGTGGACTTCTTACCGTCATCGTTACGCTGGCCTTTGATAGCTCGCGTGACACCAAGGCTCTTCAGTCCAAAGTGCAGAGGGAGCCAGATGTTGGCAGCACAGCAATTTAGATACGGCTGCATCTTTGGGCCTGTCTCTCCGGTGATCTCCTTGCCAAGAATAGTGTTATTGACCGGCAGGACATCTACGGGCCACCCGTACTCGCGCACATTGGCTGGCTGGTCTGACTTGAGTTCTACGAAGTGAGGAAGGCGCTCCTTCCACTTCATCATGTACTCGTAAGTTGCTTCGTCCACGGCTCCCGTATTCAGCCAGACGACAAAGATCGAATCCCAGCGATGCTTATTGATGTACAAGCAAGCCAGACTGTCTTTGCCGCCGGAGAACAGGAGAGCCGTATCCATTACATGGAAGCCAGTGTAGCAAGAGAAGTCAGTGCTGAAACACCAGTGCCGACAGCACCAAGACCAGTCAGGAAGCTGTTGCCGCCCGGAATGCCAGACTTTGTCTGTGTCTGAGTGCCACCGTAAGGAGTTGCAGAAGTTGCCGAGAGAAGAAGGTTGAGACCCTCAATCGGGTAGTTCTTCTTTTCAAGGAACTTGGCATAAGCCTCATCAAGAGCAGCCTGTGCCATCGCTTGCTTCTGCATTCCGACATTTTCAACAAGGGCCGCTTCCTGCTGACGAGCCGCCTGACCCGCAGTAGTAAGATTGCCCAATGCCGTAGCACCAGCGATGTTGGTCGCAGCACCCTGAAGGCCAGCAGCCTGATTTGCCATAGAAGCCTGAAGCGCCCTAGCATAATCGCCAGATTGAAGTGCGGCAGCCGTATCAAAGCCCTGTGCGCGCAACTTGGCAGAAAGCTCTCCGACACCCCTAGCCGCTTCGGCAGCAGCAACACCTTCTGCAATGCCCTGACGAGAACCACCAAAAGCGCCAGCCTTTGCGGCATTGGCAGCAATCTGGTTTTTAGCCTGTTCCAGCGAGCGTCCAGATGCCTCAATGGCCTTTTGCTCAACATTCGAAATATACGGGTTCATATAGCTGGAAATATCTCCAGTAAGGAAACTGCCAGCCTGAACATTTTGCGGCGTATAAGCGGCACTACCGGCTGCTGCCTTTTGGGCCGCCTCGAAGTTAGGAGCCGCCTGACCCACGCCCTTCTGAATTATGTCGAATGCCTGCAACTGTTCAGGCGAGAAACCAGCCGTAAGCTGACCCGTATATGCCTCATATGGCCGATCAGCAATCTCTTGGGCCTTAGCCAGATTGCTCTTCGTGATATCTTCAAGCCACTTAGGAAGCTCGGTCTTGCTGACTACTGTCTGCGTTGAAGGGGGGTCACCACCCATTTTAATACTCCATGACGATCATTTTGCGTTTCCATCCTTTGGCCTTCAGGGCTTTCTCAAAGCCGGGACGGACCAAGGCGCGACCAAACTCACATCCCTTTTCACTCGCGAAGGCTTTTAACTTTTCATCCAAAGCCATCACCGAATCCATATCCCCAGCGGCCAGAAAGATGTGGAGGTATCTCCTCGCTGGCGCTTGAACGATCTCCGTAACTATCAGAGCACCATCGTTCCAAAATGCCTGCATCTTGCCGGTTTCGAGCCCGAAGAGAACGTCTTCAAGCTCATGTGTATTTCCCCCAACCCTAAGAGCTTTGCGAATCTTAGTAAGGAGGAGCCCCTGATTGTCCAAGTGGAACCGCCGTAGTCGTTAGGTTTCCAGCATTATCTACACTTAACTTATACACTGATCCATCTGGAGATTGAAGCAAGATGCCGTCTACCGACTCAATTCTGCTGACAGAAAAGTTCAATAGACCGTCCAAACTAGCGAAAGCCCGGATAAAGTAGGACGGGTCATAAGTTTGGGGAGGAGGAGGAAGGTTCGCTCTCATCGTCCGCCTCCACCTTGGAAGTCAATTCTGGTCTCGCCAATGCTCCACGGACCGTCCTGAGTAGACGCAATACGCATACGGAAATCACGGCCAGTTACCCTCATATCCATATAACCATCAGGCCTGGGGTTGAAGGGACCATACGTATATTCCGTACCCTGCGGGGTCATGGAAGCATAGACCGTGATCTGGGTGCTGTCGTAGGAGTAGCCGTTGTCCGTGATCGCCTGCTTCAGATGGGACAAGGTTCCACCGCTCTGGATGTTCAAAGCGCCAGTCTCGGCATAGCGTTCTGTCTCAATAGGATTACCAGCAGCCGTCCAGCCGTTCTCCTGATAGTAGATTTCATTATTCTCATCTGCGGCCATAGGATATGGGAACACACCAGCCCCGTGGCAGGCAGTTCTGGTCATTGTATTGCCGACACCCCACCAGCCTTCAGCGTAGTTATAGAAGACGCTCAGGTTTGGAACAGACGAACCAGGCGACGGATACCAAAACCACACTTCTGGGAAGATGTTGTTTTCAGACCCGTGCGTATAGATTGATCCCACTTCTGGGTCGATATTATCAAAAACACTAGAACCGACATCGCAGGCGAGAGGGCGAACGACGCCACCGTCATAGAGCCAGAAGCTCTCCTTGCCCATCCAGACGCAGCGGCCAGCAGTCGTAGCAAAGGCGCGAGGAGCAATAAGGCCGCAACCGAAGCCAATACGCTCAATGCTGTAGATGTATGGCAGACCAATATAACGCATCAGCCATGCTTCATCCTGCGTCCAGATCAGAGTTCCTTCACGGACAGCGGCGCACATGATGATCTTGCTGGACGTGTCCAGATCAAGATAACCAGCCGTGTTGGTTGGGTCTGCGAAATTCCAGTCTGAATAATCCTCACGCGAAGACCAAGCCACACGGCGGGAATTTCCACCCGATCCAATCAGAACAGCGTGGCGCTCCTGAGTGACGATGACCGCACGGTTATTCTGAGGAGGTAGGTCTGAAGTCTGTGCGCTTGCTGTACCACCAGTTCCAGTAGTGTTTGTGCCAGAACTAGCAAAAGTAAATGTAGTCAGGCTAGGCGTCGAGGTAATCGTGTGCGTTCCGTTAAAAGACCCCACAGAATTACCAGCGACGATAATAGTATTTCCTGCCACAAACCCGTGGTTCCATGTCGTTGTGACTGTAGCTACGTTTGATACACGGGTGATTGATGTGATTGGTTCGATACCAACAATAGTCGCCTGACCTTCCCCCTCCTGCCAATGCAAAAGACGACCATCGCTGGAGGCGACAGCAAGCATCTCCCCGCCCCAGTTATCAATCGTCCAAGAGAACGGGGGGAGGAAAGCAGAGGATTCCGGGCGACGATCTGCCACCGGCAAAGCTGCCGTTCCACCACTTGAGGAAGCATTGGTTGCCGTCTGGGCATAGGTAAAGGTTGTGAGCCCGGTTACAGTAACCGTAAAAGTGCCGTTAAAGCTCGCGTCCGTTACACCGGCAATCAGAACAGACATTCCGGTGATGAATTTATGGTTCTCGGCTGTTGTAATTGTAACGACATTGCTCGTTCTGACAGCCGTCGAGATGGTTACAGACGCGAAGTCGAGACCATACAGCAACTCGCCGTAGTCATAAGCTCCAAAGCCGCCAACTGTGTTATCTTCAGGCGCGACAAACCCAGTCGGCGTTATGTCCGTGTAAATAGAACCCTGAAGAGCAAAGAGCTTGTCCTCGCATCCAATAAGACCAAGAGGCGTCCCACCAGTGCTTGTGAAGGTGAAGATCGTTCTCGGTGTGCTGGCGAGCGGGGAACTGGTAATGCGCTGCCAGCCTCCCACCGGAAGCAGCTTTCCAGAACGCCAGCGGATCAGGTTCGCATCCCAAAAACGCCCCTTCACCTGAAGGGGAGTTGCGGGTTTTACGACCCCAGGAGGGATGTTCATTGGAGCCAGAGGCATTACTTCTTACCCTCGCAAAAGCCTTCTCGGCGCGCGTTATTTACTTTCACCTCAACAATGGTCTGCGGCGTATCCGACTTTGACCATGAGATGTCTTTCCAAACCGTACAGACAGCAGGCTTAGTCTCTACGATGCCCATCATTTTCGAGCAGCCGGTCAGGAGTAATAGCGGCATTATCACCAGCACGGATCGCATTTTGGGTTCTCTCCAAGATTTCCTGCGTGGCCTCGGCTTTGTACTCCGACACGGCTTCTGAACGGATTTTAACATAAATACCAGCCAGAACCACAAAGGCAAAGGCCGCTATAGCTATATATCGACCAATCGGCGTGAACAGGAAAGGTATCATACCCCGTTCTCCTCTAGGTGCTTCTTGCGCCAGAACCAGATTGCTGCACCAGCCAACACGATAGCCGCCATCATCAGGAAGTTGGTGTTCTTCAGAAGCCCCAAGGCCGTCTCGAAGATGCCGGACGCCTCTTGGACCTGAGCAACGACCTCTTTAGCTGCCGCAACACCACCAAGAGCGCCAGTAACCAGAGCCGCATTTCCTTGCTTACTGGTTGCCATTGTTTTCGGAGGTTCTGCCGGTCCATCATAATTGTCAGCCCACATCTTCTTCGCAATGACCAGGCAAGCCTTGCGGTCAGCAATCCCGTTCAGTCCCCCATTGATCTTCTTGGTGATGGCAACGCAGTCATCCTTGTCGGCAAGCGCATTCAGCTTTCTCGACTTCCAGTACTCACATGCGATCTTGAGCGCCACATCCGGCTGGGCAGCGAGATCAGGATTTCCGACCAGATCAATCCCAAGACTGTCTCCGTACTTCTTGTAATTGGCACGGCCAGTAAGCTGGAAGATACCGCGACCGCGATACTTGAACCCGTCACCCGTCTCGGTATTGCCTAAATCCTTACGACCTTCGTATCGAGACTGTGCTGGTGTCGGACCCCATACCTCGAACATGAACCGGAAGTTGCCGGTTTCATGAGCCGCTTGAGCCCAGAAGTGAGATTCTCGGAGGGCTGTGTTTATCTCATATTGCGATAGGATTTCAGGTGCTGCATCTGCGAGCTTATTGAGGAGATCAGCCTTAGCGCGAGGACCAAGTGCTTTAAGATCGTCTTTGAGGCTGGTTTCCATGATTATCTCGCTATGACCATTATTCCAATTGCGCCCATCACTAGAATGAACACGAGGATTGCTGCTATTAATCCGAAGAACTTTATCTCCTCTATCTGTTCTTCTCTTTCTTTCTGGGCAACAAGAGCCGCTGCCTTTTGCTCTTTTTTGATCCGAGCTGTCTCGGCCATCACCCAATCCCAAGCCTGTAGACCTTGTTCTGATATGAAAAGGTTCTTGGCTTCGGCAAACATCTTCTCGACTTCACGCTTCGCCATAAAGGCGTCCATAGCCAGCTTTTCGGCGCTCTCTTTTCCAAACAGCTTTGGCTTTGGAGGGTCTGCTGCAATTTGCGTCAGCTTGCCTACGGAATCCATAAGTGAAGAAATGTCCTTGAACATTCCTTGCACTTCTTTACCGAGTTTTATTCCTGTCTTGATGGCCTCATAGCTCCCCTTCGCCACTGCCAAAATAGTTAAGGGGTCCACTATTCCTCCTATCTGTCAGCCTTCTGGTCTAGACGATCAAAAATACGCTCAAACATGACTTCAATCCGCTTCATCGTTTCTGAGTAGTCGGATTTCTGCACGTAGTTCGTAGGAAGATTAACCTCCAAGTCGTGAAGATCACGTTGGAGGTTCTGTGTTGTTTCCCATATCTGCCTAGCGAACCACCCGATAACTGTCAGGATCACACCAAGTCCAGCGTTGATGATTGTCTGGGTTTCCATCGCGCCGCTCGTATATTACGCGCCTGAGAGGACAGACGGCCAAACAGCCTTCAGTTGCTCCGGCGTAGAGGCGGCAGCAATTGCTGGATCGGAAGTAACGTCACGAAGCTCTTGCTTCTTGCTAACGATAGCCGACGCATCCAGTCCCTGCTCAATCGCAACCATGTAGGCGACATCAAGGTCTTTGAACAAAGGAGCGCGAACCTGTCTCATTGCCTCACGGTGGATGTCGCGGGCTTTATCCATGTTGATCTTAATCATCCCACGTACTCCCAAGCAT